GGTGTCACAGACGTTGGCCATGTTGATGACCGATACCCAATCAATGTCATCTGGCGGGATTGCTACGCCATAGACCAAGTATCCGTTGTTGCGCCAGCCCAGCAGGTAGTGAGCAACGATCAAAGCCCAGTTGTCAGACCACTGCCAGGTTGCTTGATCATCTGCCCGGTGAGCGCCAGTGCCGCCGCGTGTGCTGTCGAGGCGCGGGTCATAAACCTTGCAGCCCTTAATAACCTGGGTGATCCGGGTTGGTATACCGCCAGAAAGCTGCTTTTTCCCGGCATCGGTGGCAAATGCCCAGCGCAAACCATAGTGAGCAATGCCCAAGCCTCGCGCTTCTGCCGGCCAATCAGAGTCGGCAATCGATAGCGCATTCTGTGTCTGCGTGCCCAGGTTGCGTGCCATAGCCAAGGCGCCAGCCCAGGTGCCTGTTGCAGCAGATCCTGAGAAGGTCACCAGCTCATCATTGATGTACATGGCGCCGTAGCTTTCGATCTCGTGGGCAGCTGCGCAGATCACATGCACGATGGCGCTGTTATCGATGGTCTCTGCATACACGATGTCAGTGGCGCCAGCAGTCTCACCAAACACCCACTTGCCAAGCGCCTGCGGATCCACCGACACATTCTGGCGGGCAACCGACTCACTCAAACCCATCTTGGGTTTCTTGATGAGGCCCATGGCGGCGCCTTGCAGGCCACCATACACCGCGCCATAGATTGCTGATGCTTGCAGCAGTGCCGCGCCGGTCAGACTGGTAATGCCCAGACCGCCCACCGCACCGAGCGCCAGCCCACCGGTCAAACCAACCACGGCACCAATGATGATGCCTTTAATCAGCTTCTTAAAAAAGCTCATCAGTATTGGTCCCGGATCACGCCATCATCTTTAAAGCCGTTGTTGCGTTCCCAATCTGACTGCGTGACCGGGTTGGTGCGCTCAAGCCCGCCAGGCTTGTTGGCCAGTTCAATAACAAACGCGCTGAACGTATCGCCTGAATGAATGCGCGCGTGATCGGTTAGTCTGAATGCGGCCGTTTTGGCGTTCTGCAGGTCTTCGTCAACAGTCAGTTCGATGCTGACATCATCAGTGCCGCGCGACACCACCACACGGGTCATGATGCCGGTCTTAATGCGAACCGGGTATTCATAGACGGCATTAAGTTGTTGGTTTAACAGGCCAAGCCAGAAGTACGCTTTGCGTCCACGCCACTGGCGCCGATCGCGCACGATCTGACGCAGCGCATCGTCATCCAGGTTGTGACCTCTCAGGATCACCGTGATCGGGCCACCGATGCCTTCGTCTTCCAGAATCTCTGACATGTCGGCAAACGCGCTGTCGGGCAAAAACGATTTGCCATTGAGCACTGTGTCAGCCGAACCGGTTGGCTGGAAGGTGCCAGCACCTGTCCACATGGCGATCGGGTCGGAGGCAATATCCAGATAAGCAATCAGCACAGGCCGGATCACTGGCGCTTCAATGGCGCTCAGCATGCTTGCGGTCAGATCACGGCTCATATTGACTCAACACAGTTGATCGATATTGTGTGGAACTTGTTCAGGCGCACGGACCAGTCAGCACGTGGCTCAGCCAGTCGGAACTTGGCAGTGGGTGTTTGTGTGTTCAGGTTCGCGCTGTCTGATGGTGATGCGCGCAGGGCGGGTTCAAACTGCAGAACAGCCAGGCCGCTGCCATTACTGGTGCAATCGGACACAACGATCTTCAGCTCACCGTTTACCTCAAAGTATTCACCGGCTTTAAGCACGCGTGTATTGTTCTGCGCGCCCTTGATGTTGAGCGCGGTGCCGAGCTGGCCAGCGCCATCAACTTGCAGCGTGGTGGCCGTGTACGATGCGCCAGCATAGCCTGGTGGTTTTGCGCGAAAGTGGTTGCTGATCCTGGACAGCCGGGCCAGTGGTCCCGCCCATGCCATGCCTTGATCTTGTGTCAACGTCACCAGCGTAAACTGATAGATCCAGCTGGCTTTTGAAAACTCGGTGATGACCTCGCGGCCATTCATCAAATCGAGCGCATTGTCGGCACGCTGCAAACCCATGGTGGCTGCATTCTGGCTGATGGTCGGTATCGTGATTTCAGCCATTTATGCGAACCTCGGGCGCTTGAGCTGCGCGACGGTGCGGCCAACGGCAGCGCTGATGAGCTCAGGCGCTGTTGCCTGGATAATTGCTCTGATGCGCCCCTCTGCCCCCGGATCTTCTGCATGCACAATGATGGTCACTGGTGCAGGTGCGGAAAGCCGGTCAGCGTTTGGAATGAAGGTGCCAGCAGTGTCAGGAACAAAGACTTCAGGCTGTGCGCCCATGCCGATCATGTAGGATTGCCCAGGCGCACCGCGGCCACCAGAGTCACGCGTGGGCATAGGCCCGACCATGGCAGTGCCACCAAACGCAGCGCCCATGCCCGCCAGAAACGGGTTGGCTGAATTCGCCAGGCCACCCAGCAGCATTCCAAGTATCTTCGACGCCGCCGCTTCTGCAACCATGCGGCGCAACGTGTCGGTGAATCCTTGTGCCATGCCGCGTAGGCCATTTTCAAACGGGTCAAACAGGAAGTCAGAAAAGTGCGTCTGCATGTTTCTGGCTGCCTGCAATCCAACCTCTCGGATGGTTTCAGCCTGTTGCTTGATCTGGTCCTCACGCTCTTTGGCGACGCGTGCTTCTTCGCTCATGGCATCCAGTTGTGACTGCAAGTACCAGAGGCGCTCTTTCTCCATCGGGTTCAGTTCGGCCAGTGCGCCATGTTCCATGTCGTACAGCATGGCGGCCATGTCTGATTGATCTTTGAACAGCGCAATTTGTCGGTGTAGGGATTGTTCTTTTTGTGAATACAGTGCCAGGCGTTTATCCAGATCCTCAGTCTCTTCCGGATCCGTGAAGGTGCTTGTTGTGGTTCGGCTTGGCGGGACAGGTCCAACAAAGTCACGAGCAGTGCGGATATTCGCAGCGGCCACTTCAGCCCAATGCGCCAGCCCTTCTGCCCGATCTTCACCCTCCCCCCAATGCTGGGCAAATTGCGCCCAATCACCTTCGGTCATGATCTCTCGAAGTTCACGTGCGCGCGCTGTCCAGGTGTCCAGGATACGTGCCTGAACAAGCCATTCACGATCGATGTTTTGCCCGTGTGCTTGTCGCCCCTCAAGGCCAGCCAGCGCATTCTTTGCCGCTTCGATTCCAGCCTCAGCCTGGGCAAGCTCTGCAGCATTGCCGGCCAGACTCAACATGCCAAGTGATGCCAGCTCTTTACGCACAGCAGTAAACAGCGCACCAATTGCACCACCGATCACCAGGCCGCGTTTGCCAAAAAGCAGATAACCGATCATGCCGAACTCAGCCATTTGGCCACGGCCTTCCATAAAGCGCAGAACTGCAGCGGTGTTTTCCAGCGCTTTAGCCATCGCCTCGCTGAAATGGTGCTCAAAGCTCTGACTAGCCAGGCCGAAGTTCTCGGTCTGGATCCACGCCTGTTCAATGGTTTCAGCCAGGCCTTTGATTGATGAGGCAGCGCCAGCTGTCAGCCGATTGCCAAACGCTTCAGTGATGTCACCAAAGATGCCAAGCGCATCGTTGGCCTGTTCAATTTTGGTGGTCTCAATCTCTGACATGGACAGCCCGAGCTCATCCACTTCGCGCCGATACCGGGCAATGTTTGTCGTGCCAGACTTGAACAGCTCCAGCGCGACTTCCTGCTCAAACCCGAGCTGGCGAAGGTGGCGCGACGCCTCAGCATTTGAAATGCCGAGCGCGTTGATCTGGTCACCGATGTACCCGATCTTCTGGTCCACGTCCATGTTGGCCATGGCCTGCATGTCAAGTTTCAGAGCTTTAACTGTTTTTAGTGCTGGGCCACCATTAAGCTCAACAGCGCCCAGACGGCTATTCATTTTAGCCAGGGATTGTTCCAGGCCTTCGACACCGGCATCACCGGCAGCCATGCGCAGTGCTGTGATCGAATCGGTGGTCGTGTCGAGCGTGCGCGCCAGCTTTGCTTGTGCATCAATTGATTGTCGTGATGAATTAACCAGGGCCGCTGTCATAGCGAAGCCAGCCAGGATTGCAGCAGCGCCAGCGGCTGCAAACTTCTGCACGCGCTTGGCGCTTTCGTCCACTGCTTTCTGGATCTCGCGCATGCTGGCTTTCGTCTGGCGTGACGCGCCCTTCATGCCCTCGGTAAACCCGCCCATCTTTAAAATCAGATCGACAGTTAACGAACCCAATGAGCGGCTAGACATTATTTCCACTGCTCCATGGCGTCATTAAGGGATATTTCTGATTCATCCTGCCGGAAGTACGGCATGAAATCGGTTTGTGATTTATGCCCGCCCAGGGCATTGTTGATCTGCATGGCCAGCAGGGCGAAGCCCCACTCGAGGCGACGCCCAACATTTATGGATCCGTACTCATTCATGTACTGGACCCAACTGGACACTTCAGCTGGCGTCAGGTTTTGTTTTGCCTGCTCGATCGTCTTGCCCCCGATGCCGTTGAGCACCAGCTCGTGCCACATCACTTCGTGCTGGCTGAGCTTTTTTTTTACGCGGCGAGGGGTTGACCTTATAGATTGCAGTGAGCAAAGCAGATGCCAAACTAGGGTGGAGTCGGCACGCCTGATCGTATGTCATTTCCTCGGTGGCATCGTCACCCAGGCGAACGGACACACAGATCAGTGCCGCGTTGGCACTTAGCTTCTGCAGTTCCCGGTAACGCATCTGGAACTCAGCATCAGTTTCGCCTTCAGTCGGTTCGAGTGAGTCATAGATGCCGGCCATTTTAAAAACGCGCTCCTGGTCGATGTACGCCAGTTTGCGCACATGGATCGTGAACACATCTTCAACCTGGTCACCGTCATCAGACAGACGCTTCCAGATGATTTCCTGCGGTATCGGCGCCGATGAAATAACGCCGCCGATGGCCGCAAGTTGCTCAAGGTCTATGTTCATACTTTCTTGGTCCACGTTCCTTTGCCGCTGCGCTGGATCGCCACCTGTGTTTGCACAACAGCGCCCATCTGGAAATCGAACGGGAAGTCCTGCACATCACCACGGAAAGCAAACCACGTGCGGGTATTGGGCAGAACAAAAGCGCCATCTGTGATGGTGGGCGGTGCAGTGCCATCGCTCCAGCCAAGAACAAACTTGATGTGACCCAGATCCATACCCTGCGCCAGCTCATGCAACAGAATGTGACTGGTCTCAGTTGGGTCAACCTGAATGGTTAAAGTAGCAACACCAGGAGCCATGATGTCTTTCATGTACTCGTGGGCTTCGGTGTCTTCCAGATCTGTGACCTGCACATTACCAGCTGGCGAACCACCCTGGTTGATCGCTGTCACACCTTTAACCTGGACAACAGCTGGACCAGTGGGATTCATTAAAAACAGGTGCGTGCCTTTCGACAGTTTTGCCATGACGGTTTCCTCATGCGGGTAAAAAATGAATTAACGGCTTTGCATCCACTCAACATCGAAGCCGTAGTGGTAACGCTTTGTAACCGGGTCACGGTCTTCACCGCGCCAGCTGACAATGTAGGCAGTGGTTTCAATCACATCACGCAGCGCCAATGCTGCCGATCTTGCGCTGGCACCGGTCGTTGCGTAGATGTCGACCTGCAACAGCCAGGTGTCCACGTTCGGGGTATCACCGAGATAGTTCTCAGGATTGCCGGTTATTGTGCGCCAGACTGCATAGGGGTATGCGACACCTTCAGGTGCCTCACCAAATGGAAAAAAGCGAACTGGCGCTGTGCCGAGAGCTGTTCTGACTGCAGAGTTAGCAGCAGCAAGGGCGAAGATGTTTGGAAACATCAAGCAAGCTCCAGTTTTGCAATTTGTTTGGT